TAGTATTACAATCCCCACTTCTGGTTAAAAGACATTTGGTTAAAAATGGCCCAGAATAGACATTGGCAAATTACAGACTACGAAGTGTCTGACGAGCCCTATGTCATACCACAGTACGGTGACTACACAGTAGGCCAGGTAGAGAGGTGCCCCGACACCGGTCAGCTACATTGGCAGCTGTACTGTTATACAAGGACCAAGCTATCAGTGAAGGCCTTTAAAAAGCGGTATCCGACAGTACATTTCGAGATAGCAAGAAATCCAGAGGCGCTCCGCAACTATGGACAAAAGGAGGAGACTCGAGTCGCCGGGCCCTTTACATGGGGCGAAGCGCCAGAACAAGGGAAGCGCACCGATCTCCATGAAGCGATCGCTACCTGGGTTACCCACGGTAAGCGTAAAGCATGCGAAGACCACCCACACGTCGTCGCAAAATTCTACAAAGGAATTCAGTTCGTCGCCGAGGCTCTCAGGCCACGCTACGTACCACCAGTGTTGGAGCTGCGGGACCACCAGCGTACACTGCTGGACAGTTTTCTGTCCCACAATAACCCTAGGCACGTGTACTACCTGTACGATGAGTGCGGAGGGTCCGGAAAATCCAGATTTGCCGCCCACATCAGGGACCACCACGGCGGAATCATCCTCGATGAAGGTAACATCGCCGACTGGGCACTAATCTATGATGGAGAACCCTATGTAATCTTTGATCTCGCCAGAGCTCAAGAAAAGGGTGTACCCCTCATAGTGCCAAGATTTATAGAGTATTTGAGTAATGGGAGTATCACTTCTCCAAAATACGAAAGTAAGGTCAAAATCTTCAAACAACCCCAGTGTATGATAATGAGCAACACAAGGTGTGATATCACTACACTATCTGCAGACCGTTGGATCCACGTGGACTGGAGTAACCATGGCCAAGGGAGCCAAGTACCGTCGGCGTTCCAAGCCTAAGACGGCCAAGTTCAAGAAGAGTCGTCAGACGACCAAGCCTTCACCGGCCTTCAAGGTCAAGGTCAAGAAGGTCATGCGTAGTCAGGAAGAGACTAAGATGGCGTATGCACAGATTGTCTCGAAGACCTTGCATAATTCACCAATCAATACTCAGGCAGATTGGTATCGGGTCTATCCCCAGCTAGGCCAGACAACCGATGCGAACGCTCGTATCGGAAATGAAGTCTATCCCACTAGACTGGTTCTCGATTTGGATATTAGCCTCCGGGCAGCAGACGACCGTGGAGTTGATCTGACCGTGGTTGTCCTAATCGCTAAGAGTATTGCCATCCGCGGTACCCCTCAGGGGTCTGTCAATGGCACATTTCTACCCTTTGCTGAGTACTTCAAAACGGACGAGGCTACTGTGACAGCATTTGATGGCTCTGTTAACACTGTTGATTTTCCATGGAACAATGAGCAGGTCAAGGGTATCGCCCGCAAGACGTTCCGTCTCTCTAAGGGCGGCGGCCTCAACACAGGCCAGAATAACCATCCGTCGCAACCGAACGATGGATTCTCAGACAGTCCCTACTGTATGCTCAAGAAGCTTCGCTTCAATCTTCCGGTCCCGAAGATTCTTAAGTATGATCCCATCAGTGTAGGGTCAGGCAGTGCCTTCCCGAACAACGATCACTACTATTACGCAGTCGGGTATTACTACAACAACTTGGATGTCGCCCCAGACGTCCTTATCGGTCAGTCATTGATCGTTAATGCCCGCTCGCGGCTGTACTACAAGGATGGGTGAAGAGGGATAGAGTTGCAACGATAGACCCCCTTACAAACCCCCTTGATACCCCCAAAAAGGAAACTTTTTTTTTCCGCGAAGCGACGAGGCCCCGACTCCGGAGGGGCCGAGGAGCGGAGCTGCAGGCGCGAAGCGCCCGTAAAGCGTTAGCTGTGAAGTGGGGATTCC